ACGAGTCATGTTTTCCGGCGAGATGTGTTGCGAGAATCCGTTGCAGAACAACTGCACCATCGGGTAATCGCAGTAGTCACAAAGAATGTGACTGATGAAGTCAATCTCTCGGACGTGGAAAGAGTGCGCGTCACTCTTGGGGTTTGGGTTCTTCGCGCAGGCGGTACGCTTCACTTCTTGATCCTCACTACAGGGAGGGATGTGTTTTGTTGAACGGCGAGGTCAGCAAGAATTGCAACCTCCTTCTCAGACAGCACGAAAGGCCGCCGATGTGTCGGGCGACCTTGAATGTTTCGATACCACTTCATTATGACGCTAGTCCCTTCTCAAGACTACTTTCACTTTGTTACGCTTCAAGACAGATTGTTCGCCACACAATCCTCGAACGGGAACGATGCTACCATCCTCACGCTCGCAAGTAAACATGACGAAAAGAGAATGAAGGTTCTCGATCCTTGGGCAATCTTTCTGGATTACCTTGACTCTGAGCCAGTCATGGCCCTGTAGCCAAACCCAATCACCCTCCGAGATAGAACCGGGATTAACCTTACATTCTCTCACGTCATAAACATTGTTTTGCCAGACTGTCTTCATTCTGCCTCGGGTTCCGGTTCCCCAAAGATAGCGGGGTCCCTCTTCTCGGGAACAAAAACAGTCATGCCGTTCGTGAAGTTCATACACGTCAGGATCGTCCACGCAACAATTGTTTCGTCGCCGGCCGCACCGTGGAAGGTTGGGTTTTCTTCCAATTCAGCGATGTACGATTCTTCTAGGTTGATCGCATCCCTCAGACGCAATTGGGAACCGGGCTTCGGTTCCCAAGTTTGTGAGAAGGATCGGTCGTCGCCGTAACTGTTTATTGCAATGACAGCGACCTCTACGTTTTCGATCATGGCCTTGTCCTATTCTCTAGCAGACCAGTCACCGGTTGTTTCTAGTTTTGATCCCCAACAATCCGCGAATTATTAGGCAACCATCCCCTTTTCCAGCCGGCTGGGGAAAAAAAGAAAAAGAGAAACCCCCGCGGCCCGAACCGCGGGGGTTGCTTGGGGTCACTCAGACTTTTCGACCGTGAGCGTGACCTTATATCCGCTAGGCGTGTCGAAACCGAACCGGTTGTGAGCCTTAACGGACTGGTTCATCCCGGCGACGTAGTCGGCAACCAGAGAAAAGACGGAATCGAGAAACTCGCCGCGCGCGTCCTCAGAAAAAGTTGTCTTCCGCTCCAGAATGGTCAACGCGTCGCCGCGCAGCGCCAGACTTTCAAGGGCGGCAACGTCGATTGATCCAGACTTCTTGTCGACCGCTTCAGAAAAAACGTCGGCGTGTTCGCGGATGTAGGCGAGCGCGTCGCGCATGGTAGTAGCAGACATGAGAAAAAACCTCCAGACGTGGCAGGGGCAGGGTGCCCCGGCTCACTCTCAATTATCCTCGCGCCGAGGCCAAAAAGACCGGCCGATCCAGAATGTGAGATTGATTGTGACATATGGCGAGATTAATTATTCTCACATGCTGGTCAAGACTCTTGACGTCAACTATCTTGATATCAAGAGGCGCAGCTCAAGACTACTCTTCTCTTATTACATCGTTGTAGTATATTGAATTACTACACTTTCGCGACGATCCAATACAAACAATATCGGTTTACTATACTTTTCGCCGCAATGTTGTAAAGGAAATTCCACTGAGACGTGTCTCCCTTGGTACCAGTGTCTCCCAAAAATCCGAAAAAATTAGGGTCCCAAAAAGGAGTGTCAGAGAAAAGGGAACCCATGAAAATCTAAAAATTTTAGAAGAGCGCTGCTTCTAATCAAACACAGACCCTATTGACAACCTTGAAACCCTCCTGTATACGCGCGTGCGCGGGTGCGCGAGAGAGAGCAGCGTGCTACCCTGTCAGGCGTGAGTACCTCCGCCGATCTTGTGCCAGTCCAAAGAGGATTAGTTCCTTACTGGCCTAAGAAAAATAACAATTTCGGACCTAAGTTCGTTCGCTATGCAATGGGCTGGTTCGAAATGTATTGGCATGAGAACCACAGGTATCCTTCAAATGAAGAAATCATGAGCCGGTTTGGTTGCAATTTGGATCAGGTAAGGACCCTTAACCGTCACAGGTTTTGGCTAGAATCACTTGATCGCAGAGGAATTGCACGTCCTGGCACAGGAATGGAACTTAGCGATAAGCAGGTCGCTGCTATTGCTATGATTACCAACTTCAATATTTTGGAGCCCCTCCCCATTAAGTTAGCCTCTATTGGAGTTACGGAGGAAGAGTTAGATGGGTGGTATAAGAATCCCCTCTTTAAGACAGCTTTACAAAATAGAGCTGACAGTGTTCTCGACAATGTATCTATTGACGCGGACGTGGAGTTGGCTAGAGCGATTAAGAAGGGCGACTTCCGAGCCATTAAGTTCTATTTTGAAATCACAGGCAAGGCAAACTCTCAGGAAGTTGTTGACGTGAGACGAGCCATGCAGGTTCTTATTGAGGCTGTGCAGAAGCATGTTAAAGAACCTGAAGTTCTTGAAGCAATTGCTGCTGAGGTTCAGTCTCTCCGAGCGATTCAAGGGCTGTAAGATGGGAAAGATCAAAGGTAAAGTTGTAGTCCTTCAATTAATGGGCGTCATGCCTGACGGAAAGTTACACTTCGTCGCGGGACAGGACGAGGATACCTTTAACATCGAAGAAGGAGACAAGTTCTTTACTGCGGTCTTTACTTCTGATCCCTGGTCTGATTTACCTGCGGAAGAGGAAGATTAGTGGCTACTCTTACTACCAACTTTGGTTTGCGTAAGCCTGCCGGCGGTGACATTGTTGCTGTGCAGGCTGATATTGGCGCCAATATGGATATCATTGACGCGACCTTGTTTGAACGCGAAGGTCTAATCGAAACTCTGGAGGAATTTCTTCCTGTAGCCGTCGTTAAAACCGCAGATGAGTCAGTAACTTCTTCGACAACACTACAGAACGATGACCATCTGTTTTACAACTTACCCGAGGCTGGTTCTTATCTCTACGATTTCTATATCGGCCTTACATGTAATGCGACTGGAAAGTTCGATTATGAGTTGACCTTTCCTGCGGGTGCTACTTTAGATATGATGGCTTGGGGAATCACAGATACAGTTTCAAACTTTGATGGTCCTCTTCGTTCTAGGGGCGCACCTAACGATAGTTCTTCGCCCACGACTACTCTTACTGTAGCCGGTGACACAACTTCTCCAACTCTTTTAAGACTTCACGGATATATTACTACACCAATCTCAGGTACGTTAAGAATTCGCTGGGCACAGAATGTTTCTAATGCCACTCCTGCAACGGTGTATACAGGTAGCCACCTTATTGTAGAGAGGGTTGCATAATGGCTACCTTTACAACCAACTACGCTTTGCGAAAACCCGCTACAGGTGACTTAATTGAAGAGTCCACTGACATTAACGCATCTATGGATACGATTGATGCAGAACTCGACGACCACCGTGACCGTGTAGTCACTCTCAATACCAGAAAAGTTGTAGTTGTCCGCAAGACAGCCGACGAAACAGTTTCCTCGTCAACTACGCTACAAAACGACGATGAACTATTTTATGCTATCCCTGCAACAGGAACCTATATCATTGATACATGGCTAATCGTAGACGGTGGGGGCACCCCAGATATCCAAATTGACTTCACTTGGACTAATGGGACTGTCGATCATCTTCCCGTAGGTCTCGACGTAACAGCAACCTCTACTGCGGGGGATGCAGAATTTATTTCTAACGTGGCAGATGCGGCTTCTCCGGTTCCTGCAAGGGCATTCGGTATTGACAACTCAGTCAGCACTATCCACAGCCGTATTATTTTTCAAGCAGTAGGTGCACAGACTTTTAGACTACGGTGGGCACAAGATGTATCTGGAGCAACTGCAACCAAGGTTTGGGCAGGCTCTCACATGATTATTAGGAGGATTACGTAATGGCTACTTTTACAGCACATTACAATCTCCGTAAGCCTGCTGTCGGCGACTTAATGACGGTTGGGGCTGATATATCAGCCAACATGGATATTATCGACGATGCTCTGGACGACCATGAGGACAGGCTAGATGTAGTTGAAGCACGCAACTTGGCTTTAACTCGTAAACCCTCTAATGAAAACGTTACTTCTTCGGCGACCTTCCAAGCAGACGATCATTTAATTGCGGCTATCGGAGCGGGAACGTGGCTAGTAGACTTTTATGTAGCATACGACGGAGCGGCAGCCGGAGATATTCAAGTCAGAGTTGCTTGGGATAATACTGCGACTGTTCACGTATTCTTTATGGGACTTGTGCCTACTGCAACAGCAGCCAGTGGTCCCGCCAGAATGCTTTGTCGATTAAATGACTCCGCTACTCCCCTATCTTCTACAGCCTTTGGGGCCGATGCTTCTAATGTTCGTCTACACATTCATGTATTAGTTGTCTCAACTAACTCTACGACTCTTACGCTTGAATGGTCACAGGATAATTCTAACGCTACTCCTACAAGCGTTAAAGAAGGTTCTCATGTTCAGGTTAGGAAGGTTGCATAATGGCACTTAATCAGCCTCCTAAAGATACACAAGAACCTGTAGCGGTAGCCGGTGACCCGTTTGGCGATAGAAAAGAAGCCGCAGTAAAAGAAACTCCTACACCAAGAGAGGTTGCTGCTTTACATGCTAGGTCCGACTTGGATTCGTCTCAGCAGGCCCAACATCATACTCTCGGAATTAAACACGACCAGGCGAGTCCCGGCGATCATAAACACGACGGAAAGTCTAGTCGCAAGTTACTTGAAGGACAGACTCTTACTGGTACAAAATCGGGTGGATCAGCCTTAACAAACCTGATTGATATGTTGGAAGCCGCCCTCGGATTTACGGACAATACAACGTGACCTCAAATCTTGATGAAATGCTGGGACTGCTAAGCACAGGTATTCGTAATCCCAAGAGGAACAACTACCAGTATCAGCCCCACAAGAAGCAGAAAAAATTCCATAAGGCTAATGCCAATGGTCGTCAATACATTGGCGGCAACCGCTCAGGAAAGACTACGGGTGGTATCAATGAAGATATTTGGTGGGCTACTGGCAGGCACCCTTATCTTAAGTTGCCTCCTCCTCCTATTTTTGGTCGCATTTGCACGGTGGACTTTACTAACGGTTGGGAACAGATTATTCAGCCGCAACTCAAACAATGGCTTCCTCCTTCTGATTTGGTGAATGGTTCATGGGAAGATTCCTACAACAAGAACACACACGTCTTGAAACTGGCTAACGGTAGCGAAATCCAGATTCGGTCATATGACCAAGACCTTGATAAGTTCGCTGGTGTTCCTCTTCACTTTTGTCACTTCGACGAGGAACCACCTTTCGATATTTTCAAGGAGTGCAAGGCCCGCTTGGTGGACTACAATGGGCGTTGGTGGATGACAATGACGCCCGTAGAAGGGATGACGTGGACCTTTGATGAAATTTGGGAGAAGAAGGGAAATCTCATTCACATCACCACTGTTGACATTCACGATAACCCTTATCTTTCTAAGCAAGCCATTGAGACAATGTTGGAAGGTTATGACGAGGAAGAAAGGCTGATCCGTGGAAAAGGTGAATATGTGGCGGTCTCCGGTCTTATTTTCAAAGATTTTAGTCCTCAGGTTCATGTTATCAAGCCAGGAATTCCTAATGCCTCAGACTGGACACATTACGAGAGTCTTGACGCTGGGTATAACAATCCTACTGCTCATTATTTCCATGCTGTACATAAGCAAACAGGTGTAGTAGTTACCTACAAGGAACACTACCAAGCACAGAAAACGGTTCAACAACATGCTGAATACATCATTGGTGCTGAGAGTGAATTACTACGCGGTTACGGTATCATTCCCTTCCTCAGAATCGCCGATCCAGCCATTAAGCAACGCCAGCAAGTTACTGGACACTCAATTCAAATCGAGTACGGATTACACGGAGTCAATTTCGCTACAGGCGCTACCAAAGACGTGGATGCTGGTCTAGATAAGATGATCAATTACCTTCGTTTAGGTAAATGGTTCATCACTGAGGATTGTCCTAACTTGATTCGAGAGATGAGGAAGTATAAGCGTGCTCAGTTCGCCACTTCTAAACTTCGAGAAAAGAACAACAAGAAAGAAGAGCCACAAAAGAAAGACGACCACGGTATTGATTCCTCCCGTTATTTCTTCTCCTTTATGCCCGAACTCAATGTGAACACACCGACACCGAAAAAGATTGAGAAGCCTAACCTCTTAACCGCACCAACTATCCACTTGGATAGGCCCTATTTAATCGACACTAATCTTACGCGAGAGCCGGTGGCTTTTGTGCAGGATGAAAACGTAGGAGAATGGTAATGCCGACCAAGACCAAAACTCTTCCTACTTACACGGAACCCTCTAAAGGTGCTGCGCGTAGAAGTAACTCGCATAACCTTGCTCACGAACTTGTAGATAAGGGCGATCCTAAAGTGAATGGTCCCTATCTGGACGATGTTCGTGCGAAAGAAGAGGAACTGTACCGTAAGAACAGGAAGAGGAACTTAAGTGCTGCTAACAAAAAGGCCGAGCGTTCTCGCACCGCCGCGAAAAAGACTGCGGCTCAGTCGAAAAAAGCGCAGGACTCCCTGAACGCTGCGCGGGAACTTGATCTGCAAGAGCAGAATCGAGAAGTTCTCAACACCCTCAAGCCTTTAGAGCCTGCGGGTGTACGGCCTAATAATGAAGCGCCTTACGAGACCAAAACTCACCCTGAGCAGCGGCCTCTTTCTAATCCTTCTAACCTCGGGGTTTCAGAAGATAACCTTCCTGTCCCTCAATTGAAGGATACTGATGTTCCTAGTACGGCTGTAGCCAAAGCGGCGAAGCCGCGTCAAACGGAACCTAAGAAGAAAGCAGCAAGGAAGCCAGCCGCTAAAAAAGCCCCTGCTAAGAAAGCAGTAGCAAAGAAGGCGCCGGCTAAGAAGGCTGCTGGAAAGAAGAAGTAATGAACATTCTGGGAAAACTTCCTTATTACTGGAAGGCTGTCATGGGGTTTTTGGCTCCTGCCGCTGTTGTCCTGACTGCCTCGGTTCTAGAAGGCTCGGCTGGTGGAGAATCTATTACTCAAGGAGAGTGGATTACTGCTGCCTGTGCTGCTGTAGTTACTGCGGGAGCCGTCGGCTTTAAGGGTAATAAGGAAGACTAATGGTTGCTAATGCTGCTGCGGCAAAATATGTATTAACTACCCAACCGCCTCTTCCATCAAAGTGCATTGGTTGCGGTAAGGGTTCTGATGGAAAAATGCAGTTCATTGATACAGGAGTATCCGAGGATTACTACGGTGCTATCGTGTTCTGTATTGATTGCTCTCGGGAAATCAGCACCGTTATCGGCTATGTGTCTGTGGAATTGTCCTCTCGCGTTGCGGAGGAAAACGATGCTCTTAAAAAGTCTCTGGAAGAATCGAGACAGAAGGTTGAGGCGTTAGAAGATGTTGTACGTGTTTATGGTCTTGGCCAGTTTGTTCTTCCTGATGCTCCTGACTCTGTTTTGGCTTCTGATGAAGTCGAAGGACAGGATGATTCAGAGTCAGGAGACAAGGATAGCAACACTGGAAAATCAGAACCAGGACTATTTGAATAGGCTACAGTCTAAGGACTTTGCCACCTACAAAGCCTTCACTTATGGGGACGTTGAGTTTGAGCAAGTCAAACCAATGACCGATTTGGAAGAACTTCGTAGGCTTGGTGGAAGTCAGGGATTAGGACAGGAACTTTATGAGCCAGATGCCGGAGACGACCCCGAATTACGAGCTACTCTCGCAGAATTCGGTCTCTCTACAGAGTAAGCAAGAAAAAAAGTTAGTAGACTTCGTTAAACAGGAGTTTGCTAAGGCTAAGAACGACCGCTGGAAGGAGGAATCCCAGTGGTATCTTAATCTTGCTTTCTACTTTGGGAAACAGAATATCCAAACACAGCATCTGGCAGGTTCTTCCAGGCAATTCCGGCTGTATACGCCTCCTGCACCGTATTACAGGGCGCGTCCTGTTGTTAACAAGATTCGTCCTTTGATGCGTACAGAAATGGCTAAGTTGACGGCGCAGCGTCCTACAGCGTTTGTTATTCCTGCTTCCTCAGAAGAGCGGGATATGTATGCTGCCAACGCTGCGGAGCAAATTTGGGACTCTGTATACAAGCAGAAGAACATTCACAAGTTGCTTCGTCGTGCTGTCTTTTGGTCCTCACTTACGGGAAATGGCTTCATCAAGTCGTGGTGGGATGATGAAAAGGAAGATTTGATCAGCGATCAGATGGGTGATATTTGCTTCGAGTCAATTACACCCTTCCACTTCTTCATCCCTGACTTGAAAGAGGTAGAAATCGAGAATCAACCATATGTGATCCATGCTGCGAACAGGGACTACGAGCACCTGAAATTAATGTATGGCAAAGAACTAAAGTCTAGTAAAGAAGATCATGAACAGTTGGAAGAGTCTCTCTCCAACGTAATGGGTATCAACACACAGAAGAAGAATAGGGATACCATCCTTACCCTCGAAATGTGGATCAAGCCCAAGCAATGCAAGTTATGGCCGCAAGGGGGAATGATTACGATTGCCGGTAACGATGTTCTGGCGATCACTGACGGGATGCCCTATGAGCACAAACAATATCCCTTCGCACATATCCGACACATTGAGACTGGCAAGTTTTACGCTGATTCCGTTATTACGGACCTTGTCCCTCTACAAAGAGAATATAACCGAACCCGTGGACAGATTATTGAATCTAAGAACAGAATGGCCAAACCTCAATTAGCTGCGGAGATTGGTTCGATTGATACAACCAAGGTGACTTCTGAACCCGGTCAGATCATTCAGTATCGTCCAGGTTTCCAGCCGCCTCTTCCAATTCCTCTCCAGAACCTTCCTAACTATGTTCTGGAAGAGCAGGATCGCATCCGTGATGATATGGATGAGATTGCGGGACAGCATGAAGTTTCTCGTGGACAGGTGCCGCCGGGCGTTACGGCGGCGACGGCGATTTCATATCTGCAAGAGCAGGATGAATCAAAACTTAGTTATACATATGATAGTATCGAAGAGGCCCTCGAAAAGATCGCCTATCAAACCCTTATCTACGTCAAGATGTATTGGGATACCCCTCGTAAAGTTAAGATTACGGGTCTTGATGGATCATTCGATGTTCTCGCTTTTGAGGGTAGTGACCTTCGAGATAACACTGATATTAGAATGGAAGCCGGATCATCCTTACCAACCTCACGTGCTGCCAAGCAAGCATTCCTCATGGACCTTATGAAGATGGGCTTTATTGATCCTAATAAGGGTCTGGAGGTTATGGAAATTGGTGGTATTAACAAGATTTACGAACAGATTCAAGTTGACGTTCGGCAGGCTCAGCGAGAAAATCTCAAGATGGCCCAAGCCACCCCCGAGTTAGTTGAGCAGCATAGATACACCGAACTCAATAAACTGTTCCAAGAGCCTTATTACCAACAGGCTCTTGCTAACGGGATGATTATGGAAGGTCCCGAGGGCGATCTTATGGACTTGACACCCACGCTACAGGGTGGAATGCCTGAACCGATTGATATTCCATTAATTGTTCCTGTGAATACTTGGGACGATCACCGAATCCACATCGAAAGACACAATAATTACCGAAAGAGTCAATCGTTCGATCAACTTGATGATAATGCCAAAACCCTGTTTGAGCAGCACGTCAACGCCCATGTGGGTGCTATCATGGTGGGCGCACAGGGAGCCATGCAGTTCCCGCCAGGAATGTTAGATTTAGCAAACAACCCCGAAACTATTAAAGAAATGGAAATGCAAGAAGTACCCGGTGAAGAAGCCTCTTCTTCGCTTCCGCCTGTATCACAACCACCGGAAGGTTCGGAGGAACAATACTAATGGTTACCCATTTACTATCCAATCCTGAAACAGGGTGGATTGATAAGTTCCGTTCGGGTAAGTTAACAGATGCAGATGACTTCGTAGCCGGTGCAGCGGGAACTATTTTCACTGCTAACGGTGCCGGAACTACTACTACGTTAGTTGGTGCTGCTGCGAACTTAACTACTTCTCTTAACTGTGCTCGTATTGGTGAAAGGTTTGTCCTTGTAACCTCTGCGGGTGCTGTCAAGGAAAATACCGTCTTTACAGTAACGGCCCACAACGGAACCACTACTATTACATTCACTCCTGCAGCGGCTGCTTCTACCGCATCGGGAGATAAAGCAGTATTGGTCTCAGGCAATGCCTATACGGACAATGCTTCATTGGATCAAAAACTTCTTGCAATTGGTGGAGTCTATACTCAGGCTTACATTGACAAGATGACACAGAACGACAAAGTTTACGCGATTAGGCAGTTTGAACAGCCTGAAAGCGTCAAGTAGAAAGTAGTATCGAAATGGAAGATGAAGTTACAACTGGCCAGGACAACGGCCAAGGGACAGATAATGCACCTGTAGCCGGCGCTGAGGAAACTCAGCAAGGGGGTGGGAGCAATATTAATCCAGCATGGAATGATCTGCTGGGTGTTGTTCCTGAGATGTTGCACAGCCAAGTAACTCCGCATCTTGAAAAGTGGGATCGGAATTATCAGGAAAGCCTCAATAAGGTACATTCCCAATATGCTCCGTATAAGCCTTTCTTGGAAGGTGGCGTCAATCCGGATCAAATCAATTATGCGTTGCAACTAGTGAACGCTATTGATGAACGTCCTGCTGATGTTATTCAAGCCTTACAGGAATATGCTGGATTAACTGAAGAACAAGCACAGCAAGTCCAGCAGGGAGCAAGTGGGCAACAGGGCCAAGTTGAAGAAACTGAGGTTCCCGAATGGTTAAACCATCCTGAATTCAAGGGAATGAAGCAGATGGTGGAAACTATGGCTCGTCTCATGGTACAGCAGAACTACTCTCAGCAAGAACAGATGGAAGATCAAATGCTTTCAGATGAACTTGATTCCCTGCACGAACAGTTCGGGGATTACGATGAAGAGTGGGTCCTTACGAGAGCAGCGAACAATCCGAATGTCCCTCTTGAAGAGCATGTTAAGGCTTATCAAGAGTTTGTCACTCAGATCAGGACGGAATCTCGTAGGCCGCCAGGGCCAAGGGTAATGGGAGCCGGTGGAGTTGCTCCGGATAATCAAGTTGATATGTCCAAACTTGATGGTAAGGGGCGCCGCGCAATGATTTCTCAAATGTTGCAGGGCGCGGCTCAGCAAAACGACTAGTATCTCGAAGGGGTAGATCGTGGCTACAACCACAATGACTACCGTCGATCAAATCCTCAAAGAGGTTTATGAAGACGGTGGCAT